TGCCAAGTATTTCAAAACTTCCTCTAAAGTAATCAAAGAAACTTTAAGAGAAATCAAGAAACAATTTGCTGCAGGTAATATGATTATCTTCCTCACGGCCCGAGCCGATATGGATAACAATGCAGTATTTAAAGACACTTTTCGACAGCAAGGGATTCGAGTAAACGACAAAAGAATCCGTTTTGAACTTGCTGGTAATCTAAAGTATGGTCCTATACCACAAAGAAAAATGTACATTATTGGAAAGTACATTAAGAGGTATAAGAATATTGACGAAATAAAGATTTATGATGACCATAAAGAGAATGTTCGTATATTAGACCAGCTGGCTAAAAAACATTCTGAAATAAAATTTAGCAAATATTTAATTAAGAATGGTAAAATTATTAAATTTGGGCAACTTAATAAAATGAAAACATTTAAAGAACACATAGCAGAAGAACAAGAATTAGAAGAGATATTTGGAAGTCTTCCATTTAAGATTAATACTCTTAAGTGGCAGGCAAAACATGGTGGTCAGAAACCAAAAGGTAGTGGAAATTGGAAATTTGATTTTAAAATTCCAGTTCGGAGCGCGGCTATAAGTTATCTTGACGATGGTGAATATACATTTAAAGGAATGTTTAAAAAGGCAATACAAGGTCTAGTAAAATATTTAAAACGTTCAGCAGGACCAAAAGGAAATATTAAACAAGCTAAGGTAGAATTACAACCGTGATTACAAAAAAGAATCTAGATGCTATCGAAAGATTTGCCGATAAGTTATGGGCAAAGGTAGGACTTGATGTCGAATTTACACGACACTTCCTCGATAGAGTCAATGATGCCCGTAACAAAAAACAAATTACAGGTGGAGAGATTCAAAGACTATTCAAACAGTCATTCAGAAAACACGGAAAGAAAATAGCAGCTCTGGGAAAAGGAGCAGAAGCAGTCATAAAGGATATGGAGACTGACATCAATATGCCATTTGTATTACAGTTAGATAAGAATGGTGAGCTTGATTTGGTTGCAAAGACTGTAATGAGAAAGAAAGATTTTAAAACATCTAATCAAAAGTTTTCTATTGAGAGCTTTAAATCTCGTTTAGATGAGGCCGCAGGAAAGAATACTCACATGACTCATATTGAAGATAGAGTTATATATGGAGGTGTCAAAGGAGCAAGAGAAGCCATCTTTGCACTGAGAGGATTAAGGGATATGTTAGCGGGAGAAACTTCAAAGACAACAGACGTTACAGTAAAGTGGGACGGGGCACCAGCAGTATTTGCTGGTGTCGACCCCACCGACGGAAAGTTCTTTGTTGCAAAGAAAGGAATCTTTAACAAGAATCCGAAAGTATATAAAACAGAAGCTGATATCAATGCAGATACTTCAGGTGACCTCAATGCTAAATTAAAAGTTGCATTGAAAGAACTAAGTAAATTAGGAATCAAAAATGTATTGCAAGGTGATTTGCTTTTCACAGATGATGTAGAGACCGAATCTATTGACGGAGAAAAGTATTACACATTCCAACCTAACACGATTGTATATGCAGTACCAGTTAATTCTGAATTAGGTAAGAAGATTGCAAAGTCAAAGATTGGAATTATCTTTCATACAACTTATACAGGAAAAGACTTTGAATCAATGAAAGCTCAATTCAAAGTAGACCTTGGTTCATTAAAGACTAGCCCATCAATCTTTTTTGATAATGCTAATCTAAAAGATGTATCTGGTTCAGCAACATTAACCAAATCAGAAACAAAAGAAGTGACCGATGCTTTATCAATCGCAGGTAAAATCTTTAGAGGTATATCCAGTACTACATTAAAACAGATTGAGAAAGACTCAACGCTTGCTCAAGAGATAGAGACATTCAATAATTCATTCGTAAGAAAAGGTGAAAAGATAGGCGACCCGAAGAAACACGTACAAAAACTAATCACTTACTTTACGGATAAATATGATAAAGAAATAGAAAAAAGAAGTACAGAAAAAGGAAAGACCACACAAAAACAAAAGAAAGATACGAGATTAGCATTCTTCTCAAAATCAAATAGTAAAAATTTAGAAAAAGTGTTTGAATTACAAAGACAGTTAGTTACAGCCAAAGAATTAATTCTATCTAAGTTAGATAAGATTAAATCAATGGCAACCTTTGTTCGAACAAAGCAAGGATTCAAAGTCACAGGACAAGAGGGATTCGTTGCCATTGATAAAATCGGTGGTGGTGCAATCAAACTGGTTGATAGACTTGAGTTCTCATACAATAACTTCTCTGCGGATACAATCAAAGGTTGGGAACGATGAAATCATTTAAGGAATATACAGAAGCATTGACTAGACAGCAAAGACGTAAGGTTGGTTTACGAATGAAACGCCTTGCCAAAAGAATCGCTCGTAAAAAGAAGATACTTGCCAAAAGAATGGCAACACCAGAAAAACTATTAAAGAGAGCTCGAAAGGCAGCACGAAAACTAATAGCAAGAAAAATACTAAAGGGTAGAGACTTATCAACTTTAACTTTCGCAGAAAAAGAAAAATTAGAAAAAAGATTGGATAAGAAGAAAGCAGTGATTGCAAGAATCGCTCGAAAGCTTCTTCCAAAGGTTAAAAGAGCCGAGAAAGAAAGATTACAAAGATTAAGGAAAAGTGATGATTAAATCGTTTAGACAGTTTAATGAAGATAATGATAAAGAAGTATTCTTTACGTTTGGTAGATTCAACCCACCTACAACTGGGCATCAAAAGTTATTGGATAAGATAGCATCTGTAGCAAAAGGAAATGACTATAAGGTTTTTGCATCTACTTCAAATGACCCTAAGAAGAATCCACTAGAGTATAAAGAGAAGGTACGTTTTATGCGAAAGATGTATCCAAAACATGCTCGCAGTATTGTGATGAATAATAAAGTAAATAATGCTTTACAGATTGCATCAGAGCTTTATAAAGCTGGATATAATAAAATTACAATGGTAGTCGGTGGAGATAGAGTAAAAGAATTTGATACTCTATTAAAGAAGTATAACGATAAGAAAGCTCGTCACGGATATTATAATTTTGTAAGTGGAATCAGTGTAGTTTCTGCAGGTGAAAGAGACCCCGATGCAGAAGGTGTAACTGGTATGTCAGCATCAAAGATGAGAGCTGCAGCTACCGATGGTGATTTCAAATCATTCCAAAACGGATTACCAAAAGGATATTCTGGTGGAGTAGAACTATTCAATACTCTTCGTAAAAGAATGGGGTTGAAAGAGATGTCAGACTTTAGAGAACATATCCAACTTGACACAATTGACGACATGAGAGAAAGATATTCTCGTGGAGAACTATTTAATGTTGGAGATACTGCTCGTAATAAAGATGGTAAGTTAGTTACTATTGCGGAAAGAAAACCAAACTATATCGTATCTAAAATCGGTAAGAAGTATTGGATACAAGATTTAACTGAAAATAAAGTAAAGACAATTAAGGTTGGAGAAGATGCAGTTGCTACAGATAAGCCAGTTCATTATGCTCTTGTCAAAGATAGAAAGGTTGTTGAAACCGGTACTAAAGATAAGATGTTAGAACTTTGTACTAAAGAAGGCGGCCGTGTTTGGAAAACAGCTAAAGTAAAAGGAGATATCGTAGAGGCTAGACAAGACTCCGATATTAAAGATAAGAAAGGTACACAACCTGCTAAATATTATTCAGGTCTTTCAAAGTCCACTAAATCAAAAAGAGATGCTCACTTTAAAAAAGGCGCAAAGAAAGATGATGACGATCCGAGTGCATATAAACCAGCACCTGGAGATGCAAGAGCAAAAACTAAACCATCTAAACATACTAAGAAATTTAAAGCAATGTTTGGTGAAGAAGACAATCCTCGCATTCCTAGAAAGAAAGGACAACCTGCAAACAGTGATAAACACTCTGATTTATATACAGATGAAAACCCAAAGGGAACAATCAAAGGTTTAGGTTTTAAAGATGTAGAAACAGCAGAGGCTTCAATTAAGAAAATTGAGAACTCTGGTAAATCACATGCTCATAAAATCCAAGCAGCAATTGCAATGGAACAAAGAGCAAGAGTGATGAAGAAGACTGGTCCAGCTGCGGTCTATCGAAAGTACATCAATAAGATGAAGAAGAAGACTAAAGAAAAAAACGAAGACTATGATAAAGACTTTAAGCCACATATAATGTATGACCCAAAAACGGGAAAGGCATATAAAGCAAATACACTTGACCAACATTTAAAAATGTCTGATATGGGGTATGTTAATAAAAAGCCTACTGATATTGAAGAAGCTGATGGTTGCTGGGACGGTTTTAAAAAAGTAGGTATGAAGAAAAAAGGAAACAAGATGGTTCCGAATTGTGTACCTGAAGAATTTCAACTTGACGAGAAACTAATCACCTTCGCAAAGAAAGCATATCCAAAAGCAGGTAATGTAGTTATCTTGGCAGGAGGCGCCGGTTCTGGTAAAGGATTTGTTTTAGATAATCTTGTAGGAATCGAAGGTAAGGTATTCGATGTAGATGCTTTAAAATCTTTAGTTTTAAAAGCTCCAAAGGTTGACCAAAAAATTAAAGATGAATTTGGTGTTAGTTTAAATAAATTGAATTTAACTAAACCAAATGATGTCGCTAATC